CTGCGTGCGATCCATAAGGTATGGATCCCATGTAGTGCTCACTTGGAAGGTCGAGTTCTTGGCTATTGAAAAACCAATAATTCGCCTTGGGTCACTGAATTGATCAGGCCGGATTACATCTTCCGACCTCATCAACCTTCTGGCGTTATGCCAGTATAGGTAGGCTCCTAGTTGATCATATTTCATCCTTGATGTTTTAGGAATCAACATTTTCCGAGGCCTATCCCCTGTAACAAGGGCATAGGGCATCTCGGGATCAACCCCTCCGTGTAAGCACGAAGGTATTGATTGCGCCCACTTCTTATGGAAACTCAAAATGAGGCTATGGGTAATACACCCAAGCCCACATGAGTCCCAAATAAGTAGGCGGTTCAGGATCCTAATCACGTCCGTCTTGAATTTGACGGGCTCCCGTAAATAGAACGGGGTGACCTCCCTAGAATCATGGTAATGTTTACCGCACGATTCACGAAATGGGCCAGTCCAATGCGACTTCTTCGTGTTAACGAGGAAGCCGTAGTGAGCCAGGCGTCGTACCAATGGTACGGCCATTCGAGAAGGCACGATGATATCATCACCATACACTGAAATTTTACCCTTGGTCCCTGTTTTCCATGCAACAGCTCGCGCTATCGCATAGAATATAAGGGATTCAAGTTCAAAGGTAAAACCGTTCCCCATTGACGAGAACATCTCTAAATGATGTTCTGAACCATCGATACACGTCGTGTGTACTCGAAGGTCGTCAAGCAAAGACCACCATTCAAAAGGCAAAAGGTTGTAAACCAATTGTCTAGTAATGGAGTCTGAGGCAGCAGATAAGTCGATCGTTGCGAGACCAAGATGCAAAGCATCTCGGGCAAGCGTTTGATTGACCGTCTGGTCATTGAGATCAATTGAGAATCGGCGGAGCCGATTCCTAATATGATTCCCAACTGACTTTTGCAGGAACATATTGATTTCGGGCTCTTTACAAGCTACGCGATCAATATCAGATTTCTTGGGAACAGTGAAGAGCACAGAACCCTCTTGCACGACATAATCACCGACTTCGTTTAGTAGCGTACCAGACGCTACAGCGAGCCAGTGTTTTATGGCCGTACTAGAGACATGCGCTACACCAGTGTGTTTTTGGAAAGCTGCGATAGCCGACCGTTTGACACGAGTTGAAGCACCGTTTGTAAAACATCCAGTGCTAAGAACTTGTGGATAAACGAGAGGCCCCAACACTTGAGATATAATCTCTTTCACTTTAGTTTCTAAGGACTCATCGTAAAACGGTGAATCCTCCTGAAACATCAGGTGAGCGTTGGTCCGAGCGTTCCGTTTCTCGCACTTTTGCCATTTCAAGATGGCAGAAGTTCGTCGATCATCGCTGGGAACTACCGAATTGTCTAAGTACTTACTCTTGTACTCAGATTTTAAGTAGGCCCCTTTGAATCCTTCTGTTTTCGAGAGAGAAGAAACTAACGTTTCTAACTCTTGCTCGAAAGCGAGAGCCTGGTGTTTAGGAAGATAATTGACGCCCCTATGGGTTCGCCGATTACTCCTAGGTCGACGTGTAGGTTGCTTATGCATTCCTACATTCCCTCCTTTCGTAGTTAGGGAATAAGAAGAAGTTCTACAGCCTTCAGCAGATCAACGATCTCCTGATTGCATTGATCGACATATGCGGAATACACATGTATCCCTGTCGGAAGCAATGCAGCGCAACCTGCGACAAGCAGGATGAGAGGCAGTAGTCTGAGGAACCTCAGGAGGCTCCTCAGTTGGGCACAAAAGCCCAGGAAGGTCAATAGACCCCCTGAGCCTTTGCCAGAGCACCGTCAACAAGAGCGTTGTCGGAGCCAATCAAAGCTGCTGCGAGAGCAACAGCCTTGGCCCGTTCTTCGTCGGTCGAAAACACCGAGGCTTCAATCTCAAAGGTACATTTAACTGTACGTGAGACAGTGGTATTACCACTGGAAGGATCGGTATGCGACACGGGCAGATAAGCCATCATTTTACTGACGGTTTTCTGACCGCGACGACGCGAGGAGACAGTCAGCACATTTGCGCTGACAGGTACACCATTCACATCTTCGATCAGAGTGGCGATTCCCGTCTGGGGATCGATCATCTGAGGTTCGAAAGTGTGATTGTCTGTGCCGTCCGAGACGGTCACTGGGATCAATTGGGGCATAGTAGCCTCCTTTTAAGGGTGAAGGTCAAGTCCGCTGTGCGAGCAATGCAAGCACAGTACCGACTTTTCCAGGATCTAAGCCAAACCGAATGTAAAGCCTAGGTTTCGGAACGGAAAGAAGTTTAGTTCTTTCCATGCCGGCGATGTCTTGCTTCCATGACGGAGGGGTCCCGAGGTCAAAACCGTAGAACGGTAATGACGTTTTAAGGACCAATGTACCTTTTTGGAATTTCGTGATGTAACCATCACGAAAAGAAAGTCCGATGAATCCCGATAAGGACTCTAAGACTTTTCCAACATTAGCGAACCAATCTACCATAAAGGAGAATGGCATTAGCTGCCACGCAATAAGTAAGGGGTTAGTAAGCCCCAGACTATTGTATGCGGCAGCCGTCGCACTACTTACTTTGTAAGTAATACCGACTTTTGCTACTGCTTTTAAGGAACCCTCATAGAAATACTGATTGGACAACAGGTATGGAGTCCAAGAAGTAGATCTTGTCGAGGATGACTTGAGTAGGCCATCCCTACGCTCAAACGCAGAACTAATCTTAGAATGGGCATTATAGATGTCGCTCATTAAGGGCAACCATCCAAATGACCAAGCTAGATAGTTATTGGCTGCAGCACGGGGGAGAGAACCTCCTCCGCTGATCCCGAGAGCCCTTGCGGCCCCTCGAGAATCACCACGTCGTAAAGCATTCAGAAATTTCGCAGCTGAACCCAGCTGAGAAAGAATCTGTTTAGCGCCAAAAGCAGCTTCCGCACCCGATTG